CGCCTAATGCCGCCAGCCAGGACAGCATCAGCGATATAACAAATCATATCGTGGACTTCGAGTGGGCTAAGTTTAGACCCTGGCTGCTTTGTATCTAGGATCTTCCTAAGATTATGAATGCAGTCCTTGAGCGGCTGAGGTCCGGGTGCTTTGCCTCCCGAAGTTATCAACCTAGCTCCCTTGGGTCGAATATTATCAAACACAAAGTCTGGGTTTGACTTGCCCAAGAAATATGCTTCAATCAAAACCTTTACTGCATCAGACCAGCCTTCAATCGAATCACCAACAACATATCGACGGCGGCGCACTTTTCCTGTGCTGCCATTTACCCTAGGCCCTTTGATCTCGGGTAGGCTCTCTACGTGATGCTTCTGCACTGAAAAGCCAACTCCACAGCCAGACAGTAGCAAAAACATAACTTCAGAGAAAGAATCAATGTGATCTACCGGCAAAAATGAACAATTGAAAATCCTGGAGTTGTTCAGTTCAATTGGCTTACCAGCAAACTGCATAGAGCGCATAGATGGTAAAACCTTTTTATCGAGAACAAACTGATAAGCCGCAGTAATCTCTTCCTCCAACCTGGGGAAAGATTTAATATGCATATATTTATTCCTCTCTACCGTCTCCGAGAAAGTCTCTCTGCGGTTGAGAACATCAATATATTTTGCATACTTCATAAAGTGACTTATATCCGAAAGGATATCAATTGATCTATCTGCCATTGTTAATATCTCCTAATTTTTTTCTTTTCTAAATTCTTTGTATCTATCTTTCAAATCCTGCAGTCTGTCCTTTGAAGACTTCTGCATAATACTATCAGTTTCTTGGTTCTGTTGTAAAACCCTTATCGCTACATTGCTGGTGTCCATAAAGATTGGATAAATCAACCCATCTGGCCCGTTTCTATTCTTGGCTACAAACATGCGACCGCTGTTAGTATTCTTGTCTTCAATAGTGCGGGACAAAGTAAAAATAAAGTCTGAAACAAAACACTTGTTAAAAGCCTCAGAGATTGACTCCATGGTGATAACTTCAGCATTGAGCCCAGATCTATTTGTTTGAGATGCGGTCCACACAGGACACTCAAACTCTTGAGCCATTCCTCTCAAGTCTTCATAAATGCACTCTAATTCAATCCTTTTTTCTTTTCTGATTACCGATGGACGCACAAGGTCACCGTAATCTACAATCACAAGATCTGGCTCTATACCCTGCAGTTGTAAACGCTTAAGATGAGATTTAAAAGTATTCACCGAAGCGGACTTTGTTGGATACTCCTTAACAATCAGTGTGCCCTCGATATCTTTTACAACATCCAAGACCTCGGCCTTCTTCTTAACAAGAGAAGACAATTCATAGCCGGTGATACAACTATCATAACGCCGAGCAACAACAGTGTCCCTGAGTTCCAAGGTATAGTGAATAACAGTTTTGCCCTGCTTGAGGGCCTCGGATCCCAGGTGGACCAGCACCATTGACTTACCTGCGCCAGTTGGGGCAACGCACACACCAAGCTCTCCTGCGCCGAGACCGCCTGAACAGATTTTATCTATCTGTGGCCAACCTGTGGTCACAGGGTTCCTCGCCTTGATCAAGAACCTTTCCTCAAAATCCTTGATGTAATCATAGCCAAAGTTATTATCTGCACCGAGCCTCAGGGCTTCGTTAATCAGCACCCGAATCTCATCAAACGAAGAGGAGTTCTTGGACAGCAGCTTGATTGACTTGCCAATAGCTTCTTTAAGCTTCTGCTTTTTGCAGAAATCAAGTGCGGTATCCTTGATATACTCCTGGCCATCTGTTTTGCTTTGTTGGGACTGGATCCTAGCAAAGTAATCCCTAGTCTGCTTTTGAAGAACTTCTTCCTCGTCTTTCAGTTCAGTTCGGATTATGGTGGTCATAATCTCGTTACTGGGGTGGATATTGTACTTCTGCTTGTAATCGTAAATCTTCTTACAAAAGACTTGCAGATACCTCAGTTCAAAAAAGTTAACGTCCAAGATCTCGCCGATCTGATCTGAAAAAGGACGATCCTCCAAGATCATCTTGCAGAGGTTCTCTTGAAAGCTTTTTCCAAACTTTGAAAAATCTTCTTGTGTTGCTAGGTTCATTTATACTCCTCTCTTATAAGACGTGCCGGGGGACATTTTATTCAGAATTTTCAACTCAAAAGAGTGATATAGCAAAACCTCGCCCTGATTAAAATCATACACCTGATAATGTAGTTCAGGAAAAGACTTGTCAATTTCCGTGCCGTCAGAAAGAGCATGGAAACAAAGCTCGTGCTCCTCCACGATTATACCCATAGTGGTGGGTGCGTTTACACAATCAGAGGACTGTGCTATTCTGACTAAGTCTCCAATGTTCATTTTTCTATATCCCTGTCCTTGTAGCGAACATTGGTAGTGATAAACAACACCATGCCGCTTACAAGGCCAACAACTAACATGCACCGACCAATTATATCAATAATGGTTAAAGTATCGTATTCCATAATTTATAATGTTGCTTTTGAATCCCAAACGATTCGATTACAGTTTGCCCATAGATCAGTCCAGTTGTACTCGCCCATACCGTCATCAATCATCATTCGCAAGATCTCAGTCTTATTGAACTCTCGCAGTCCAGGCTTAATTTTAGCCTCAATCTGCTGAATGGTGTCTGGTGACATTGTTGGAACGCTTAACTGCATCATTCTATAATTCTCTTTTATCCTATCTACACCTTCTAAGATATTTGTATGTATCTTGAGTGGTTTTTCTTGATTCATACAAAAATCAACAATATCAGAAATAGTATAAGACTTTTCCTCTAAAAGAAAAGGAAACCTCTTAGCTATGGTTTTGAGACCTGCTCCGGGAATACCGGATAGATTGTCGGATTTATCACCCTCGATGGCCCGAGCAAGAGCAAAGTTCTCAGGATGGATATTAAACTTCTCAGTTATTGCGACTGCGTTTAGGATCTGATTTTGAATTGGCCGGATCAAAATTGTCTTGTCGTCGCAAAGCTGATAGAAGTCTTTATCGCTGGAAATAATTATCTTCTGATTCTCTTTAACGGCAGAATTTTTTACAATAAATCCAATAATATCGTCAGCCTCCATCCCTGGCATACAGATCTGAATTACAGGCAATTCATTCAAATACTCAATGATTTTAATATGTTGCCAGACTTTATTCTGCATCTCTTCGTCTTCTGTGAGATTCCTCACATTTCTGTTTAGACGAATGGGTTTTCTGCCCTGTTTATAATTTTTGTTAATGCCTTTGCGTCTAAGACTGCCACCTTCACCATCCCAACAAATGATAACTTCATCTGGTGTTGTTTCACGAACAATCTTCTGCATTGACTTTAAAAATCCTTTTACTCCACCAATGGGTTCGCCATGGGTTGAAATGGAAGGGTCAACTATATAGCCCCTGTAAAACATATTTAGGGCATCGATGATTAAAATTCTTTTCATAATTTCTCCACAATAACTGAATCATCATTGGTGGTATATACCACTTTTTTCACACCGCAAAACCTTAGTGCTTGCTCGCACATTGGGCAAGGCTTGCTCATTCGATATTTGTTTCCTTTTACCCTTACGACATAAGCAACAGATCCGCTTGTAATAGACCTGTCCAGGCCTAATACTGCTCCCAACTCTGCATGCACAGTAGAATACATCTTCTTGCCATAATCACGAAATCTGCTCCCAAAGTCACAATAATTGTTTTTATTGCAGGAAGCATTAAGCACAGACCCACCCTTGACAAGAACGCATCCGTGGTTCTGACAAGCGTGGGTGCTTTGCTGTGCTATACGTGCTGCGAGATCTAAATATCGCCGTTGTCGCCTTGAGAGATCACATAGCTTGATCTTCATCCTCTTCCAACTTGTAATGGCTTGAAGCATCGCCCTTGCGCTCTTGAAAGTCGCTGATAAGAGTTTCATTCATAATCTGCAACACCCGAGCTTTAAAGGTTTCATCCTCAAGCATACCCAGCCATCCTTTGCCTTGAAACTTTTTCTCTGAACCGTCTTCCATGGTTAGAGAATGCCATGCACCTGCTGTTGAAAAATACTTTGAAGGTTTGATTGCCTCAAACCAACTCTCCTCATCACAAATGCGTACCTCATCACCCCAAAGGATCTTAAACGTCGCCATACGACCCTGGGTTCCAAAGCGGCTCTTCTGGAGCTTGCATTTTACCTCAGAGCCAACCCTATATCCGTTTTCATCTTCAATAAAGGCTGACTTTGCTTTACGACCTGTCAGCCAGATCCTCAAAGAATACGCATACATCAGGGCCTTGCCCCCGGGCGTAACATAAGGCGCTACCAGCGCTTCACTGGGGCTTCTGGTGATGTTTGTCTTTAATTGGTTAAGAACCAACAGTGTTGAGTTCGTATTTGCAATAGGAACAGTGATTTTTTGCATACCCTTGGACAAAACACGTGCTTTTAGTGCCATTGTAGACTGAGGATTGAAATCACCCTCTTTATCTCCAATCGCCGGTGTAAAAGCAACCGAGTCCCATACAAAAAGGAACTGTTCGCCCGTGCCCAGGTACATCTCAATGGTTTCAAGCACCATTTCAACAGTTTGCGCCTGCACATAGATCAATTTTTCAAGGTTACAGCCCGCATTTGCCATAAATTCTGGAGAAATCGCACTTTCGGCATCAAAATACACCACATTCATGCCCTTTTGTTGAGCATTAGCTGCAATTTGAGCCGCCATGTAAGATTTTCCTGTTGATTCCAGGCCAGCTAGCTCTGTAATCCGACCAACAGGGATCCCAGCGACCCTTCCTCGACAAATAATAGAGTCCAGCCAGCGTGATCCAGTAGGAATCCAGTCTACAACCTCAGAGGGGTTCTCCTCATTTAGATTATAAGCAACGTTCAGACCATATTTTTTATTTGCCATCTTTCGCAGGTCTGCGATGGATAAACCTGTCGTGTTATTCTTTTTCGCCATAATTTCTCCTTAAAAAAAATGGGGGCCGAAGCCCCCAGAGCTAGTTCCTAACCAACCAGCTCATTGAATGCCGCATCAACAGCGCTTGCTGCACTGCTACCGGCATACTTGTGCGTCTCGCTGGAGGTTTCCTCTGCGGACTCTTCGCCCAGGAGGAACTCATCAAGGAGAGCACCAACTTCTTCCGGGGTCTTTCGCTCAAAGAGAGAATCGAAATCCGGAATAGAATCAAGCCACTGACTGCACTGTTCACTGTTATCGCACAGAGGCGTGCTCTTGCGACGTGGAGTCAGAGTGGTCTTCGGGAAAGACGCACCTGCAGGCTTGCCATACTGAAGGACGAGATCAACACCAGTTTCGGGGTCGGTGATGTCGCCATAATCAGGGTTGAGGACATAACCAAGCAGTGTCTCATAAACCTGCTTGCCATAGCCCCA